TTTTTCCTCATCCCGAGCGGTAAACTCTGCGCCAACAGCAGTTTTCACGCCGTCAACAATCAAGTCTTTCACCTCGGAGACAAGTTCTTTCTTCAGTTCTTCGTCCATTGTATTTTCCTTATTTTTGTTTTTTATTTCTATTTCGACAACGAGATTTCCAACCGTCTTTTTTTCGTCTGCGCTTTGCTCATCGCCTTCCGCAGTTACCTCTAAAAAATCAGGAGTGTCCAACCCTTTGTCTTTATAGATTGATTTTAGCATAGGAATAGCAACTGCGTATTGATTTGCAGGTTGCATTTCCCCATTCATATCGAATAAACTTATCTCCGCCATAGGCCAAGACAAGATATGCCCGTCTTTATCTTTACGAACAAGATGTGTTAATGTGCCAGATGATGCTCTGGCAAAACCTTCTTTTGCTTTCTCCCATACCCGTTTAGCATATTCAGAAGCATCATCCAAGAAGATGTCAAGCCAAACGCCTTTCTCGTCAACTTCATACCCTTTAGTCTCACCGATAACTTCCGGTTTTTCTTGGGGTGTTCCATCAGGATTAAACGAGTGATAGAACAACGGCATGGGTCTGATTTTATCCAAATAGAAATCAGTCTTACTATCAAAATACTCACCATCGGAATCCTTATTATCTGGACTACCGAAAGGAGCTGCGAGAACTCTTAAGTGCATGTCCTCACTTGCCATCTTTACCAGTAATTCATTCATACTTCCTCCATTGTACCATAAAATTTACGCTCCTAAAGCTTTGTCAATTTCTTCCTGTATCATCGCAAGCACATCATATTTTTCCAATGCTCCTTCTTCAGTCTGCCATCCAGTTGTAGCGTGAATCCACTTCTGGTCAGCAGCGCCTTGAACGTCTGGCGCATACCACACATCATTCCAAACATGAAAAGTGGTTATTGCTCTAAAGTTCTTCTGCCAACCCCTGCCAAGCCTGCCAGTTCTTTCATAAGTCATACCCTGTTGTTGCGGAGGATAGTATGTTAAATCCATCCAAACACCAGCGCCTGCTGTCGCAACGGCGTTAATAATGGCGGGTTGTATGCGTTCCAGCTTACCAACAATCTCCTGCCAGCCTTCTATCCTTACGCTAAGCCCGACCAAGTGGCCGGTAAACATTGTTTGTGCGGCTGCACTAGGCAAATTTCAGCACTCCTTCCGCTCTGTCAAAGATTTTGTCAATTTCTTCCTTGTCTAAACATGAGGGCATTTCGTCAAATATAAACTTCTGCACGATGTCGGGCGTGTGTTCGCAAACAAATTCCCGCTTATTCTTCTTGCCTAACTTATTTTTTTCATAAGCCCTCCATGCTTTAAGTTCTTGTGCTGTTCTACCATCACGCCCAACGTCAGTATCGCCACCACCTTCACGCTCTCTAAACTGAAAGTCTCTGGAAGAAGAAGTGATTTCGCCAACCAAAAGGTCTCCTTTATCAGGGGGTAGCGGTTTGTCGTTATAGACCTCCTGTCTGATTTCATTTATGGTGTGAACTTGTGCGTATTCTCTCTGTTCACGTATCTTCATAAGCGTATCCGTAACACGAGTATCTTTATAAGAAAATGTAAGGTCAGTACCATATAGAGGTAGAATCTGACTGGTGATTTTCTCTGCCAACATCTGTAACATAGGCCATAAAGTAAATTCGGTGAATGTCGCCTTGCCAATCCTTGCGTTTGCTTCTGTGGAATCAGGGCTAATCATTGATAAAAGACCGGGAGCATAGGTTGAAAAAACCTCATCCCTGTTCATATTCCTTGAATTGATGAAGTCCATCTCTGATTGAGTGAGTGCCATTGGTATCCAAGTAACTCCTTCACCAACATTCCTCAAAATCATAGGCCCTCGCCGTTCCATACCACCCCATTTTTCTTCAATGTCCTGTTGCAGTTCTTCCCAATAAGGTGAAGGGATGTTGTCCTTGAAACCAATAGCACCGGGGATTTTTGCATTTTGTTTTGAGAAAAAGTTTTTGTTATATCTCTGCATCGCCAAGTCGCTCTCGGAAACAACCGATACAGGTTCTGCCTGCGAATGTCCGATATACATACTTGAGGGGTTAAACCGTTTCAAATGCAAAATCTGCCACTTAGGGAGTTCAATCGGGTCTTTATAACCGATATTATATTCATAATGACTAATACCAACGCTATCGCTCAATATCGGCTTGATGTGTTTAGGAGGCATAGTCCATATCTCCAACGGTTCGTCAGTTTCTTCTGGACGAAGGATATGCCAATAGGCGTTACCTGTTAATGCAAGGTAAGCAAATGTGTGTTGCATGAAGTCGAATTTAGACTGTTCTGGATTTGGTCTGCGTAGCAACTTCTCAAAGTCGTGGTTAACAATATCTTCTTCTTTATCACCCACCATCTTCTTTACGGAAAATACAGACGAAGCAGCCGCATAAGATAGTAAAGTAACGGCAATATTTATCCAAGATAGTTTCTTGAATAACATTGCTTGGTAATCATATCTTGTGGTGTCGGGCATGTCGAATTTCGCATCTTCAGCACCCATCCTCCACCACCTTGGGTATATCGGAGACTTGGCTTTTGAATAACCAATTATCCCTAATAGTGTATCAATTATTGTCATCTTTCTCCTCTCCAACAAAAGCTATAAGGTCAGCCCCTTTAGGCACAGAAAGTTCATTATATGTACCAGCCGAAGCATCTGCCATATCATCGTGATTAAGGTCTGGCTGCCCGTGCATGTGATATATATAGTCATCATTCCATTCAGCCCTCTTTACTCTAACATTGCCGTTCTTTGCTTGCGCCGACAATGGTTTCCACTCTGTAATTTTATCACCCGTTTTTCTTACACTCCCAGAATCAACCATTGATACAGTAGTGACCAATCGCCTGCTCTCTCTGATACTTGCAGAGCCGGGTTCAAGTTCCCATCTGCAAGAATAAGAAGTGCCGTCCCGCTTGCATCTTTCCCAATCTTCTACAGTAGTATTATAAAACAGTTCGTCCACATCCTTTGGCGCAAGTTGTCCATAGACCACATCGGTAACGTAGTACATATCGCCAACTTTTCGCATTGACACTCCTGCCGTGAAGTCAGGGTCGTTTTTATTATTTTCATATTTTTTCTCGGTAGCAGCAAAGTCCCAATAACGGCACTCTTTCCCCCCCATCGGGATAAAGTCTGTCTTTTCAAACCAATCCCTGTTAAAGATGTTTCCAGCGGAAGGTTTGATTTTCCAGTTGCCACCTCTAATCGGGTCGCCCAACAACCGCTCTCTATCAATTTCTGGCTGTGCCATCAAGTTAGCCAGATAGTCAGGGTCTTTCTCCATTAAGATTTGATTATCATAAATAGTGGAAGGAATGAAAGTAACTGACTTCGGTCTTGCGTCAGGATGCTCTGCTATGATTTCTTCTGGGTCGTTTGACCATATAAGCTGGTCTTTTATCCGTATGAACCAGCGCAACACGCCTGCACGTTCCATATTTGCGTAACCATCAGGAGCAATCCACCAATCCAAGAACTCTGCCAACCAATTAGGCTCTGGATTAGCAGTTGCTCTAATATAAGGCCTTACACCACAAGTTGAGCGATTTCTTGTTAAAAGGTAGAAAAACTGATTTTCAGTAAAGGTTTCCAACTGGTCGAACTCAATTAGTGGTATTTGCGCTCCTTTCCAGTCAAATACGTTCCTGTCGTATTGAAGGTGAGAAAAACGCACTCTATTCTCAAATGGAGGTAGCGTGATGTCCATTCTGGTTAAGTTGGGCTCACCGTTGAAATTCTCATACATATCACGGGCTTCATCCCACAAACCACCCAAGTTGATAATTTCTGGGAAAGAACGCCTAAAGATAACAGCACCGAATCCAGCGACTTTAGTTAAATATCTTAACGGTTCAACCAATAGGGAATAAGTTTTCCCACCGCCAGCCGCACCGCCCATGATAGCGATGTCAGCAGGAGATGAATTAAATAATTCCTGTTTAGGTTGTAACCTAATCTGTAGTGTCTGTGTCTGCATCTACAATTTCTGATTCAATTTGTTTTGGGTCTC